GAAAAGGAAATCCTCGAAAGGCTCTCCTGTACTCCGCCGATCTGTCCGCCGCGACTGACTACATCCCCCACGAACTGGGAATTGTCTTAGCAAAGTGGCTCAATAGCAAGGTCTTTACGGACCCGGAAAACCGGGAACGTTGGGACTCCGCCGTCGAACTACTGCTAGGACCCCATTCCATAGTGGAGAGTCAACAAGACTTCGGTGGCATCTTTGAACCTCGCGTGCGCAGAGCTGAACCTAAGTTCAGCAACACGCTCGAGAGCTACATCGACGCCCTTGAAGGCTCTAAGTCGCATGAGACAAGTCGAGGATTACACATGGGACTAGGCCCAAGTTGGGTAATCCTTTCTCTGATTAACTTGGCAGCGGCCTGGCTTGCCGCCCCTGAACATCGCAACTCTGCTGCTGTCTGTGGCGATGACCTCATCGCACTCTGGACTCCCGAAGAAGTAGAGCGCTACGAATCAACGCTGACTGCACTTGGCCTAGTAGTCAACAGGTCCAAGTCTTTTTACGGGCCCCGAGGGGTTTTCTGCGAACAAGTCGTAGAACGTAAAAATCCTTGGTCCGCCCAGTCTCGCGTAGTTATCGGACCAGCCGAAGCCGGAGCATCGAAGTGGAAGGGGAGAGTGACCAAGTCTCCCCTCACCTGCCTCGACGCCCTAGCATCGTCTAGCGCGAAACTCGTTAAACCGGGACGTTGGCTACGCGACGCGCGCATCCGTGAACTGGCTCCAACCCGTAAAGAAGGAGACGTAACGTTCGGCGGACGCGGACGCGGCGTGGCTAGCATGGCACAGATTCAGCACGTCTTACGGCACGGGAAGCTAAAGCTCACGAAGATACCAGTCGAAGGATGGGAACAAACCCTCCAAAGCCTGACACTTCGTTCGCATATGCGAGACCGGGAGACCAAGTACGTTAAGTACGAGGACGCCCGGAATGCCCTTCTCCGTGAAACGCGCTTGAAGAAACTGTGGACCTCCGGAGAGGAACTGCCAGCCAAAGTCAAGCCGCTGAGTTGCAAAGTGTTCAAGAAGCGTTCCGCCATGATCGCCCCGTTTTCATGGACTACGTGGAAGTCGAGTGTGAGTACTACTACAAGAGTAAATACTCGCACCAGACGACTACTCGTCCGTATAACGGAGAAGGCAGAAGCTAATGGACGCTTCACGCTGCAGGACAGGAAGAGAATAACACGTTGTCTCAAACGTGGTTCACCGGAGGGGTGGGTGCCCCTATATGAACTCACGGAGATCGGAAACGCGAA